TTATCGGCAATAACTTCTGTAGCTTTTTCAAGTAGTTAATTTCCTTTCTGGACAGTATCATCGTATTAGGAGGTTGAAAATCTATTTCTACTTTATCTTTGCTATCATTATAGTCTCCATGTCCGTTTAATTTTAGTATTTTATCTACTAGCTCTTCAGACATAAATTCTTTAAAGCGTTTGATATACTCTACTCCAAAATTATAGTAACAAGAATCTAGTAAGTTGTTATCTATTAGTTGACCTAATACCATTAACCTAGGAACTCTAGGTTTACCTGCAAAGACGATAAATTTCTTTTTTAATTTAAAATTATTTAAAGAATATTCAGGTTTAAAATCTTTTTCTAATTCATCGTAAGAGAAATGTTTTTCACTATAACTCTTTACCCAATTGTGCATAAGATTATAAGGGGCTGAGTGAGACTGTACTAATGTCATCCATTCAGGTATATATCTCCTAAGGTAGTTTTCTATAAAATTTTCTTGCCCGGTTCCTTGGAAAAGCATTACTGCTTCATTTGATAATCCAAATTTTTCTCTATACTTGCCTAACTCTATTATTACAGGTACACGAAAAAAGGTATCAACTTCTGCTTCTTCTAATATGAGTATTCTGGTTTCCGGATTAATTCTAAGGTAATTAGCTATTTTTTCATCTCCGAAAAAAGGAGTGTAGACTCCTAATTCGTATACATTAATATTAGTATAGTGTTCTATAGTAAATCTTACAACTGCAAATTTATTTCCTCCATATTCCCAAGTTTCAATAGGTACCGGTAATGTTTGCATCTAAACTGATTTCCAATATTTAATAGTTCTATCTAATCCTTCGTTCATTGAAATCTTTGGTGACCATCCTAGTTTAGAGGTAATTTTTTGGTTAGTTGAATTAAGTAACCAAATCTCTCCTGGTCTTTCTGGTTTAGTGTTCCAATTAATTTTACCGTTCCAACCTAATTTGTCTGCTATAATTTTAACGTAATCAGATATACGTATAGCATTATCAGGACCTAGGCAGAATATTTCGCCTACTACCTTGTCGGGGTTACGAATTACTTCTTCCCATGCATCTAATAAATCTTCTATGTAAATAAAATTTCTGTAAGGTGTTCCGTATCCTAGGTTTATCTCATCAGGATTCTTTAACATTTGAGTGATAATTTGTTCAGTAACAAAAAAATCATTATCTTTTCTTCCGTATGCGTTAGTTTGTCTAATAGTAGTAAACGGTAATCCGTAACTTCTATATGCATACTCTAAATACTTTTCACAACCATACTTAGCTACTGCATAAGGAGCGTTTGGATTAGGAGGTGTTTGTTCGTTAAATGCTATAATACCTTTATTAGTACCGGCTTTAATAAGATCAGAGATTGGTTGCCAACCATATACTTCCATAGTAGATGCAAAAACAAAGTTCTTGAGATTTTTTAATCTTTTAGCACCTTCTATAAGGTTTACTGTACCGGTATAATTTATGTCTGAAAAGGTTACTTGTTCATAAAAACTTTGTTCAACTTCAGTTCTGGCAGCTAAATGTACTATAATATCTGGATCAGCATCTAAAAGTTCATGTTGAACTGCTTCATGTTCTCTTAAATCATTTTGAAGTAGAATTAGAGTATGTTCTGATAGTCTTTCTCTCAAATGACTACCAATAAATCCTTGCCATCCAGTTATAAAAATTTTCATATAGTGTATCCTAATGTATCATTTGGGTTAGTATTTTCATTAACGTATTCAAATATATTCTCTATATTTGAAATGTCTTCTTTAGAAGTAACTTGTGTTAATTCGTTAGCAAAGTGTAGTTCAACGTTATTTTCTACTGCTAAATTTAATAGTTCTAATCTTCTATTTTTGTTATCCGGTAAACAGTAAATAGAGCAGATAACTATACCGTCTATCCCTGCCCCAGTAATAAATTTTTCTAATCCTGGAAACCAGTCACAGTATTCGTTTTCAAACTGATAATCATTTATCTTAATTTTAAATTTATCACAGTACTGATTAATTATAGAACGTTGCATAGGAAGTGGAATAGGACCGGAAAATTTAGAATTCCATCCTGCATAAGTTACCCAGTTTTTCTTTGTATCTATAGTAATACTAGATTCTCGTTCTCCTAAAAATCTGAAATATCCTCCAGGTACTTTTCTATGGTAATGACCTCCTTTAGGTAGTATGCGTCCGTCCATTGACCATCTGGTTATATCCGTTTCATTATTATAGTTACCATGTATGTGTTGCTGTTGAAATAAAAATGTTTGGCCGGGACTTAGTTTAATAGGTCTGGAGTATTTACTACATTGGTCTTGTATTTCATCATAACTCCATTTATTATCATATGCATTTTGAGTAATTTTAATACTGTCTTCATAGGAAGCTATGTACATACTATTAGTATCATACACCTCAGTAAAAGGAGTCCAAATTGTTCTCATTCCTAATCCGTTCCCAACCCATATACCTTGATGAAAAGCTAATAACCTTCCTTTCTTAGCTTGATTAGGTATAACTATACGTATAGTAAAATATCTCTGTATAAGCCATTCTTTAAAGCCTATATTATCAGTAACAATATCTTGAAAATAATTATCAACTCTATCTGCGAATTCATCAGTACCGCACATAGATTGACAGTATCTACCTAATTCACTAATCTGTTGGGGTGAAAGTACCTTGTGTACAGTTTCTAAACTTTGTATTTCCGGAAACTTAGTCTTAGCAACTTTTAACCAGTATTCTGGCCAGTTATGTTTGTTAAGATCGTATGATACTATTTTTTTGTCCGTTAAAGGAGATAAAACCTGATAATTCATTTCGTATAAACTTTTATATAAATAGTAATAATTTTTACTAATGGCCTTCTGCCCAGTTATTAGCTATCTCTGGAGGGGCTTTTAGGGTTACTCCAGGGAGTTTTGTAGTATTCTCCATTATCTCCTGTACGTGAGGAGCAAACATTTCAGCATCTTTTTCATCTACGTTTATGATCAACTGGTCATGCACCTGTGCTTGGCATAAAGCGTCTATTCCAAGTTCTTTAGCTTTTAAGTTAATCTTTAATGCAGCTCTATTTACTACCGCCGCTGCTAAAGACTGAAGCTGGAAGTTCAGACAGTTATTAAGTCCGTTACGGTAATCTCTATAAGCCTGCATTACAACATCTTTACCGTATTGAACTTCTAATTCTTTCCTAAATCTCCAATCCATCATACGATCTTGGAATTTAGTATAAGTCTTTTGTACTTTAGGTAAATGACGAACTCTTCCTACATAGTTCTTAATATATCCATGAGCCTTGACTTGTAATCTAGAATTCTCTCTCCACTCTTTAAGTTGAGGAAAACCATTTAAGTATCCTTGAACTAACTTCTCTGCAGTCTTCTGATCTACTCCTAACGTCATTTTAAGAGCATAAGCTTCCATACCATATGCAATACCTAATGAGTATGCCTTAGCTTTATTACGAGCTGGAGCATCTAATTTCTTAAGGTAATTATCTGCTTTCTTATCTGCTGAGACTCCGTTAGGAAATCTAGTTTTATCTTCGTTCAGTCTTTCAGTCTTTATAGCAACCGTAGAGTAGAAATCCCATCCTTTATTAAAAATCTCTTGTAAAGCTACATCTCCAGTTACTGAGGCAAAGCAGTGAGGTTCTAGAGATTCGTAATCCGCATCTATAACTTTTCTACCTTCTCCTGCGATTAAAAACTTTCTCACTACGTTAACATACTTCATTATAATAGGAGCTTCTTCACCTTCTTCTAAAGGTTTAGGTAGCTGTTGAGCATCACTCCCATAACGTCCTGATACTGTACCGTTCTGCTTAAAGTAGAAATAGTATCTACCATCTTCCTGACGGTCTCTGAACCTATCTACATAGGTCGATTTAATCTTAAGTAACTTATTATATACTCGTAAATTTTCAGCCCATGGGTACGTTTTTGCTAGCTCTTCAACCATAGACATATCGAACTTATCTCTACCAGATTTAGTATTAGCACCTTTGACTTTAGGTTCTATACCCATGTATTTAAATACTATTTCACCTAAATGTTTCTTAGATTGAATATTGATATAATCTCCGTCGTTAGATTCTTTCCAGAGCGCCATAGAGATCCTAGCTTTTTCTAAATCATCTATAAAAGATTCATCTCCTGTAAGTAAGAAGTCTTTTACATTTTGCTCTTTATCATTAGAGGGTTCGAATGCTTCAATATTCTTTTGAGTTAAAGAATACTTTCCAGTCTTCTCTGACTTAGGTAAAGGTATTGAGTAACGTTGTACTAGTGACTGAGCCCAATTACCTTTATTTGATACAGGATAAGTAGCTAGTGAAGTTGCTACCACCCACTCTTTTACTTCTGCGATTTCTAATAAAGAGTTCATTACTATCTCTTTATTTTCTTTCTGGTCTTTAACAATCTCTGAGTGTACTTTCTCAATAAGGTCCACGTCAAGATCTACTCCATGAGATTCCATAGGAACAGTTACTTCACGATAGATAGGCATTACTTCGTCTTCGAAGAAGAATTTCTCAAGTCCCTCATCTCTAAGCTTATCCAAATATAGATTACAAATACGAAGGGTAAGGTCAGTATCAGCAGAAGCATATTTGCTGAGAATATCAAGGTCTGCTTTATATATTTCAAAGCTAACTTTAGTTGTCTGTCCACCATTTTTCTTAATACTTTCTTTTAATATAACTTGTTCTTCGTTAGCAGCTTTCTCTACATCAAGTCCTAACGCCTCTTGGTTCATTATCGCTATAGATTTTAGTCCAAAAGGATTACCAAAACCAAATGCTCCTTCTTCATACACAGTATGTACTAGAAGTCCAGTATCTACCCATACATCAGGTAGCAAGTCTACTCCAAAATAATTTTTAATAAATTGAACATCGAACGATGCATTATGAAATACCAGTTTTTTACCTATAAGTAACTTAAGTAGGTTTCTAGATAACAATTCAGTAGAAGTACCATCTATTTCCTGAAGAACTAATTCATCCTTTTCATAGTCGAATACTAAGGTAGGTAGATAAAATCCAATACCTTCTTCTCCTGATACAGACCATCCTATAATTCTATCTTTCCTAGGGTTAAGCCCGGTAGTTTCAGTGTCGACAGCTATTACGTCTGAGTTTGTAATGTGATGGTGTAGTAGTTCGAGAGTTTCCTTATCTTGAACCGTATAGTACTTCTTTTCTAACTGCATATATAACCTTTTTTATTCACTATTAATATACGAAAAAATTATGTATCTTCCAACAACTCTTTCGGGTAATCTTTTTTATCTATTGTTATATTGTATTGCTGTTCCAACATTTGTATAACTGCTTTTTTATGTTTTATAGACTTAGTAAAGTAAGTATATGCTAATGTAGAAGTAACTTGTTCTGTCTTTTTTTCTAAATGTGTGCATATTTTGTCTAAAGCTATTTTGTCTTCTTCCTCTATTTTATAATCAATATTGTACCTGCCGGCTAAGTTTAACATTTCGATTAAATCTTGCTCTTCATAAGCACTTTTGAGTAGTTGAAACTCTTCTGGTGATCCGCCTTTATCGGGATGGGTGAATGTGGAAAGCTTTTTGTATAGTTTACGAATCTTATTAGGAATTTTTTTGTGTTTTTTTTCTTCTTTAGAAGGTTTATCTTTCCTGATTTCTCCTGTCTCTTCATTAACCCACATTTCCGAGTTTTTGTCTACAAAGTACTTACCGAATAGTTTATTCCACTCTAAGTTAAAATCTTCTGCTTGCTGTTCTGCTTCTTCCAGTTCTAACTTAAGGTATTGATACTTAAGGGAAAATTTTTTAAGAGAACGAGACATTAGTACTCACCGTATAGGTCAAACTTCATTGGTTCCTCTTCAGGAATTTCAACTTCTTGTTTTTCGATAGCATATAATTTTCCATCCAAAGGATCTAACTGATATGAACCTTTAAATTTAGTCTTCCGCATGTACATAGTAAGAGCCATCACTAAACCTTCTATAGTCGTCCCTTGGTCTATAACTAACTCCCAGTTATCACCAGGAGGTTGTCTTTCTGCAATTAGTATTTTATCTTCTTGAATTTCTATTTGAGCCATGATTTGCCTAATATTAAAGGTGATTGATCTTTATTACTCTTAACTGTAAAGTGAGAGTCAAATTCCTCTATAATTAGAGGATCATCTGCAAATAGTTTTTTATAATTTTCTCTTACGTATTGTTCTACTTTTTCCATTACTGTCTTAATGTTTTACGTATTGTATAATTAGGGTTTGTAAAGAAATCTGGTATTAAGCTGCTATGAGTAGCTCTAATAGGATTAATATCTAATCCTCCTCTTCGAGTATACAAACAAGCTACCATTAACTGCTCAGGTTTGAATCTTTCAGTTAAGTGAGCAAATACCATTTCACAAATCTCTTCATGGAAATGACTAACAGTTCTATGTGAAACTATATACTTAGCTAATGATTCCGGAGTAGGAACTTCTTTACCTTCTATATTAATAAATACATCCCCCCAATCTGGTTGATTAGTAACTCTACAGTTAGAACGAAGTAAATTAGACCTAACTTTAAGACTTGTTTCTCCTTCACTTACTTCTAGTTGAGAAGCGTCTGATTTAAAAGCAGTAAAGTCAATTTGATCTAAGTCTGCAATATCAGATATTTCTTGAAAATCTTCCGAGAATGATAAATTTTCAGTTTCAAAATCAGAAGCATAAAATGATACTGTAGTATTGGTCTCTAATAATTCATCTAAATCTCTCTTAACAGTAGCTTCAATACCAGAAATACAATCTGCTGCAGTATCACCAATTTGAGTCATATTAAATGAATTAAGGTAAAGCTTAATCGATTTAGACTCAACGTGATTCTCACTATCTGATGGGCATACTATTTTTAGCATTCCAGCAACTGGTTGACCTTTTGAAGTAATTGCAGATACTTCATAGCAATTCCAAACATCAACACCTTTGAACTCTTTACCGGTCAGGCCATAACCTTCTCTATTTAAAAAACGAGGAATTTTGACAAGTAGATCAGCATTATACTGATCAGAATAACCGTCACCTCCAACTTTACCTAAATGCTTACCAGCAATTTTTACTACTTCTTCGTAATTTTTTACTTCA